CATTGTGGCTAAGATCATGGCGCCCGAGGCTCGCGCCGAGCGCAAGGCCAACAGACAAGAACGACGTGCGGCCCGTCAGGCCCGCCGAGCAGCCCGGAGGGCATCATGAAGGACTATGGAAGCCGACGCCTACTCATCGTTCTCGCGACCACACTTCTTGTTGCGCTTGCTGACTTCATGGGGGTGCCCCTTGGAGCAGAGAGCCTGGAGACCATCCAGAACCTCGGAGTCGCAGGTGTCCTCGGCATTGGCGCCGAGGACTTCGCCAAGGCCTGGAAGGGCGGACAGGCCATCGCTGAAGCAGCAGAAGGCCTGAAGGACGCGGCAGAGGAAGCCCTCGAAGGCGCAGAAGAGGCGTCTGAAGAAGGCTAATGGGAAAGAACTACCGCTTGTTGAGCAAGCAGCTGCTCAACAGCTCAAGCAGTGCAGCGATGAACGTGAATGGTTCATCGACCGCCGTTGAGTTTACTTTGAGTCCGCCGCGCAGAGTCACTTATGAGGTGACGGATCTGATCCTTACCATCCACTCGTCTGGCATGGACCTCGCCACAGCCTCAGAGCTTCGGGTGTTTGGTGCTTCAGGTGCCCTCACAAACGGCGTCAAGCTGACAGAGAAGAAGGGCTCCCCGAGAGTCTCGGTGGAGGTCTTCCCTGCTCCGGTCAAGAAGATCATTGACCTTTACAGGTACACGTCCTGGTCCGGATCAGGGGTCAAGATTGTCGGCAAGACCGATGGGATTGCAGCCGGAACAGACCAGCTTGTTGCGACAATAAGCTGGCCGAAGCCGATAACCATCAGGCCAAACAGCCTGGACAGCCTCGTCCTGACTGTTCAAGACGACCTGTCCGGGCTGACGCTGTTTGAGGCCCACGCTGTTGGCGTCCAGTCTGCGGTGACGAGTTAGAACGCCTATTCTGGGTGGATTTCCGCGTATTCGGACTCCAGCCAGTCGAGGTAGGTCATCTTCGCGTCTTCCTCCATTGCGTCCAGCCGGGCGTTCTTTCGGATACCAAGATCCTTCCGGATAGAAGCGACGGAGTCCGACGGGATGCGCTGCTCGGCAGCCTGGATTGCGGCGGGACTGACACCAGGAGAGCCGCCCCCGAGAGAAAGTCCCGGCTTTGAGGCTGGTTGAGGACCGTTGTACCCCGCAGGAGTTTGGGGTGCCTTTGGCTCAGGCTCGCGCTCAGGGGGCGGCTGTTCACTGAAGTGGGCTGGAATAGGCTCTGGGACCGGGGCGGCCTTGAGAACGTCGTCCAGCGCCCCCATGCCGGTTGGGAGGGGCAGTGGCTTTGGCTCCGCCTTTGGCGGCTTGACCTCTTCGGCCTCGGCGTCAAAGACAAGGACGTTGTCTGGAGCCTCTCTTCCATCCAGGTCCAGCGCCATGGTGAACTCTTCGTCGATGGGGAAGAGACCCCTTCGGGCTGCGTAGGACACGATGGTCTTGAGGGCCATCTCCAGTGGCCATTGGCTCCACGGGGAGGCGGACTTGTTGTCCTTCTGGTCGTACTGCCAAGCCTGAGAAACGGCGCGGCGCTTCTCAATCTCTGCCTTGGTCAGATCCGTGAAGCTGACGTGTCCGTTAGGCAGACGAACAATAATGTACGCGCCACGGAGGTTTTCCCATGTCCGGTCTCCATCGAGGTCTGGAACATGGACCAGGTCTGGGTTCAATCCAAACCGCACGTCGTACTTGTCGGTCTTGAATACCAGACGGGGCTCCAAGATTGCCCCGAGCTTCTCCCCGAGAGCCTTGTATCCACGCCAGCCGATCTGCCAGTTGAGTTCCATCGCCTTCTGCCAGCCCCGTGGGCCCTTGAAGGACCGCTGGCGAGGGATGAGGTCCACCACAGGCACTGCGCCGCCAGGAAGGAGCCCTGTCAGGGCCGAGAGGCAGATGCAGTTAGCAACCGAGGATGCTGTGCAGTCATAAATCTTGGCGTTTGCGGTCGCAGACGCCTTGATGGCAAACATCAGGCGGTCAGTGGCCCGCTGGAGCTTGTCGTCCGGGATGGACATTGGAAACCCAGCCCGAACCTTCGGCATGACTTGCGCGAGAGTGGCCTCGAACTTTACAACGGCGTTGCTCATTCAGATTCATCCTGTTGGAGTGGCTTTAGGCGCTTGCCCTTGCCCTGGTGGTAGCAAATGATGATGGGGCTGCCGTTCTCTGCCTTCAGACCGTAGTCTGAGCCGATGGCTTGCTTGATCAGGTTCCCGAGTTCTCTCTTTTCTTTCTGCGCGGACTTCTCTGCGTCAACCTGCCGCTTGTAGGCGTCGACAAGCCGGATTTCGAGGTCGGATGCTCCACGGTAGGTCTTCTTCTTCGGAGTCGGGAACAGCTTTGCCAGTCCGCTGCTACATCCCTTTGAGCCGGTGACCGGAGGAGGGGTGTCCTTCTCGACATAGTCGTGCCACCAGCCCCTCATGCGCTCGACGAGCGCCTTCTCAACGGACTTGTCTCGCTCAATGCGGTAGGTCCGTAGCTCGTAGCTCGACCAACCCCACGCAGCGAGCATGGTGAATGGGTATGAGTCGTCGACAGCCTGCTGCCAGACGACCTGCGCCGCCTTGTCTGGCGGAAACAGGTCCGAGCCGTCAGGGCCCCAATCATCGCCAAACGACCTCAGGGTCTTGACTTCCAAGCCGCACTTCCAGCTTCGCCCCTTCCACACGCGCCCACGGAAGTCGACTCTTGCGCTCATCCACGGCTCTTCCCCGATGTTTGGAGGCTCGGAAAGGGCTGGACCGGGATCAAAGATGAGATCCATGCGTTTGCCCATCTCGCGGGCAACCGCGTCTTCCATCATGTTGCCTGCGGCCTGGTCTCCACTGAAGCCCTCCGAGGTCTCGGTCCTTCCGGTCTTTTCGAGCCAGACATCCCAAGCATCTCCCCAGCTGGAAAGGCCGAGGACTTTTGCTATGTCGCTGGAGCCGAGGGTCGACCGTCGGTCATATACTTCGCAGCTCATTACTGGACTTCTCCTGTCGGGGTTGACTATAACAGTACCCACTGGAGATATCAATCATGAATAACCCTTGGTTCGCGGGGCTCCTTGCCAAGGAGCCCGCCGGGAAGCAGCTTGGCAGGCTGATCCGACGACGCCGGACCGGCAGATGCCTTACCCAAATCGAGCTTTCGAATATTATTGGCGTGACTCAGCCATATCTTTGCCAGATAGAGGCCGGGAAAGTGCCTGGGGACAGTGTCCTCATGGCCATTATTGATGCGCTGGACATCGACCCAGCAGACCTGCCGCAGTTCAGTGAGTGGGGCTCACCGTGACCACGGTTTTCCAGATCACAGTCCCAGGGGACCCGGTCGGGAAGGCCCGGCCTCGGGTGACAATGCACGGAACCTTCATGCCAAAGAAATACAAGGCGTACCTCAAGAAGGTCTCCACTGTGGCTCAGTACGCAATGAAGGGGCGTCCGGCCATTGACCGCCCGATCAAACTCACGGTGGACACATACAAGTCGCGCCCAAAGAGCCGACCATCGACCTGCTCAAAGGAGTTGTGGGTTCCAGAGCGGGTCCCATGCCCAACAAAGCCTGACGCGGACAACGCTTTGGGGTCAATCATGGACGGCCTGGAGCAGGGCGGGGCCTACACCATGGATTCAAGGGTTCACTGTGCGCTGATTAGAACCTGGTGGTGTGCGCTCGGAGAAAGCCCGAGGGTCGACGTTCTGATGGAGGTCTACTGATGGCCTTTCCCAACACATCCCTGACCTACTACTGCCGATTCTGCGGCCACAAGGCTTATGCGCCCATGCCTGGTTGCGCGAAGTGTGGCTCGACCATTCCACTAAGGGAGTTCTGATGGCAAAGGGAAAGATCAAGCTGATCGACAACAAGGACCGGAGGTTTGGCTCAAGCAGCCAGTACCTTTGCTTGAAGGTGGAGGCCGACTATTCAGCAGCCGCTGAGGAATACCTTCTCCTGACCGAGAAGGAGTTCGAGGTTGCCCAAAGCCGAGGCGGGGACAACCCAGAGGACATCGAGGGCCTAAAGCTCGGCGTGCTTTCCTTGAGGGAGAACAAGGGCCGGCGCTTTGGCTCTGCGCTGCATTACCACGCAGTCAAGGTCCATGACCTGGACGGGAACACCCAAAGCCTCCTGCTCACAGATGCGGGCCTGGAGTCTGCGCGGAGTCGCTCCGAGTCAAATGAGGAAGATGTCGAGGCAAACAAGACGGGTTGGCTCGCGGACCTGTTTGATTGATCAACGAAACATAAGGATGAAAGCCATGGACGAGATGAGCCCAAATGAGATCAAGGCATATCTTGAAGACGTCAATCCTGATGCTTTGATCTGCGACGGGCTGGACTCGGCTTTGGTTGGAGTGGTCAGGAAGCCCTGCCAGGGCGAGGTCGCGATGTACGACGAGGACCTGTGCATTCGCTTGCTGATGTCTGACTTGAGCATGACCTACTCCGAGGCCGTTGATTACTTCGAGTTCAACATTGTTGGCGCCTATCTGGGCCCAGACACACCGGTCTTCAGGATTGCGGCTGCTGAGTAGAAGCTCAACGCCCCTGTCCTGATGCTGATCAGCATGGTAGGTTCATGGCATGGCACGAGTAAAGAACAGGAAGCAGGTCCTCAGGATGGCCAAGTACGTCCGCAAGGCCCTGGACGTTGATCAGCCAGAGCCGGAGCGCGAGGCAATTGCAAGAGCCCAGCGGCTGGAAACCGCTGGGCGTCTCAGGGATGACGGGACAACAGTCCCGGTTCATCAGGATGAGATGTAGCTAAACGCCGGGAGGAAGGTTCTTCTTCGCCTTCTTACCCGAGGTCTTCTTCTCAACCTTTGGCTCCTCCTTGGAGGGCGGAGCGGCAACTGCCGGCTCCTTTTCAACGCCAGCCTGGGTGGCAATCAACTTGGTCAGAAGCTCAACAAGCTGATCGTTGGCGCTGTCCTTGTTGTTCATTGCGGCAATCAGGTCTTTGTAGCCAAGGTTGTCGTTGTGGACATTGACCGTCGGAGACGAGACCGGAGCACCGTTGGCGTACCGGATTTCGGTCTCGTTCTTCAGGTCTACCCAGCGAATCACAAGGTGGAGGTGGGGGATGTTGTTGGTCTCATCCAGGATCTCGACAAACCGGAAAGCTGTCGGCTGCCAATCTCCGTTGGGCTGTGACCGGATGATGTCTTCGCGAACGCCCCACGCCTGCCGCGTGACCATGTTGTAGAAGCCGGGCTCGGTGACAGCGTTCAGAAGGTTGGGGATGCTCCATCGGATTTTGTCAGACAGCTTGTTCCGGTAGTTAGGAATCTCATCGGGGCTGGAAATGCCCAGCTTTTCAAAGGCCCCGTCCACCAGCTTCTGCATGGCCTGCTGGCCGACCGTCATGAGAACGCCGGGGCTTGTAATCTTCGGAGGGCCCTTGGCCTTTTCTGATTTCAAGGTGTCCTTGTTCAGCTTCATCGCGTGCGGGATGAGGTCTTCCGACTGCTGAACAATGCGATCGGTGGGGACAGTAGAGGACATGTGGATTCTCCTAAGTCAGAAACAATCTGGTCTGGACCGTATCATGGTGCCACTCGGAAAGTAGACACCTAACCGCTGAAACCAAGGTCATCGTCGGGATCTGGAGTGAAGCCAGACGACCCGTACAGGGTGACCACGTTTTCCGCGAGCGTGCTGAAGCGCTGATACTCAGGCTCCCAAAGCAGGCGCACCTTACCGGTTGCTCCACCCCGGTTCTTACGAATCAGAAGCTCTGCAACGCCCTTGTCCGGGCTGTCTGGGTTGTAGTACTCATCTCGGTACAGCATGATGACGGCATCAGCGTTCTGCTCGATCGCCCCAGACTCCCGAAGATCGCTGAGCATGGGGCGCTTGTTTGGCCGACGCTCGCACTCTCGATTGAGCTGAGCGAGAACAACCGTCGCAACATTCAGCTCTCGTGCAAGCAGCTTCAGCTCTCGACTGATCTCCGAGATGGCCTGCTCACGCTTCTTCTTTGCCTCAGGGCTCGACGCCTGCGTCAGCTGGATGTAGTCCAGCCCAATCAAGGAGAGGTCGGGGTGCTTTGACTTGAGCTGTCGGGCCGCTGCGCAGATTTGGCCAATGCTTCTTCCTGGGGTGTCGTCCAGGTGGATTGGCCAGCTGTACATTTCGTTCTTTGCATCATCCATCCGCGTCATGTCGAGCTTGTCGAGCTTCCCCGACTGCAGGCGTCCGTAGTTGATGCCGGCGAAGTCAGCGAGTTGACGGTCGAACAGCTCTACGTCCCCCATCTCCAAGGAGAACTCGGCGCACCGATGCCCGTTGCGTCCCGCGTAGGTCAGGATGTTGCTCAAGACAGCGCTCTTGCCCATCGCGGGCCTTGCTGCGACGACGTAGCTCTTGCCGGGCTTCAGCCCTCCGAGCTTGTGGTCAAGCTCGATCAAGCCTGTCGGAACACCAATCACGCGCTGCTCATTGGCGGCCCTAAACCTCTCCTCCATCTCCTTGTCGTGGGCGTCAATGACAGCATCCATGTCCTTCCAGACAGACCTTCCAGGAGCCTGCTCTGATGCCCTCTTTGCCAGGCTCATGCAGTCGGCGACTACTGACGCCAGGGCGGTCTCACCATCCTGGGCCTTCATCGAGAGTTCCTTGAACCCAGTCATCATCATCCGCCGGATGGCGTTTTGACGGATCAGGCTGGCGTGCTGCTCTGTATGAAGCATCGTCACAACGCGGTCAGAGAGCCCAAGGACATACGCAGGACCGCCGTAAGCCCTCTCGTCGGAGCCTGAGCTTGCGACGATCTGTGTGACGGTCATCTGGTCAACCGCATCGCCTGCCTCGTGCATCTTGAGAATAAGCTCCAGCAGGCGGCGGTGCTTCCCCTCGTAGAAGTCCTCCGGGTCAACAAGGTCTTTGACCTTTTGGACCAGGCTTGAGTCCATCATCAAGCATCCAAGCAATGACCGCTCGGTGTCGACGGCGTTGGGGAAAGTTCTGTCGTTCATGGTGTGGTTCTCCTGCCGTATGATTCCAAAAATGCTTGTTTGAACTGCTTGGCCTTGAAGTCAAGACCGGTGTCCGAGCCCATTTCCCTCCATGAGCCCCAGACGCTACGGACTGCGTCAATGGCCATGGAATCAAACCTCGGGTCTTTGTTTGTTGAAAAGTGCCAGCCGTCTCCAGGAGGAGAGTCCATGCCTGAAACACCCTTGAGCCTGGCCCAGGCACGGTCTGCAACCGATGCGTCCTGTGCGGATGACTTTGGCCTGAGGTCCTGGTAGCCCCGGTCCTTCCAGTCAGTGGCGTCGCCAAGCCTGGACGACCACCCCTTTGACTTCATCAGCGTTGGCAGCCCGAGGTACTTCTTGCCACGGTCGTTCTCGCCACGGAAGAAGCTGGCATCACCGGCTTCATGTGCCCACCGGATGACCAGCTTGCAGTCCGCGATGCTTGATTCTCGAATCCGGGCGTTGATGAGGGTCCGGTCTCCCGTGCTGAGCTTCCGTGCCCCTGGATGCCAGGCCTTCCAGTAGAGGAAGACCTCGTGAGCATGGCTTGGCTTGATCTCGGGTCGAGAAGTGACCTCTCCCCCGTGGGGGGGAGACTCCCCCGTAGGGGGAGGGGGGGGAATCACAGTTGATCCGGGCGCGGATGCCGGCGTGCGTGAGGCGGAATCGTCACGCAACTCAAGTGCTACCGGTTGTGCCTCTACACTGGCTGACTGGCTCGCCTGGGTGCTACTGGAGCGCGATTCAGACGCTACCGGAACGCTACTGTGATGCGATCCGCCGGTCATCTGGTCCCAGAGGGATGCGGTCTTGGCAAAGGACCAGCGCCAGCGTGCCCGCAGCTTTCGCTTGGACCAGGACTTGAGGTCTCCAGCGTCGATGATCGTTTGAAGCTCGACCCGAGCATAGAGCGGCTTGATTGGCTCGGACCACTCGGTCCGAAGCAGGTCTCCGTAGTCTGAGGCAACGCTCATCTCGGGCCCATGGGTCCACGGCGCACGGTGGCGCCGGCCTGTTCAGGCATGTTGTCTCCGGTTCTCTGGTGTTTCCGTCCCTGGAGGGCCCCCCGGAGCGACCGGGGGGGGCGGCTCGTGTGAGCCACATCCAGAGATTGGAGTGAAGGTTTTCTACCTTGTGCGGTTCTGGTTTGTCAAGGATGCCCATCCAGGTGGGCTTGTGAGCGGTCTGTTTCACCGCTGTGAATGGATGGCCTGCGACGTCCCCCTGAGGCTCCAGCAAAATGCTGGCGGCATTTCCCCCAAGGAACCATACCGTTCATGGTGTGCGGGATGGTGTTTGGTGGGCGTCGCAGGCCGGAAAGGTGTGCCCGCTGGGCTCTCGCGTAGTACCGCCCACAAGGGTTCAGTCTACACCCAGCGGGCCTGGATGGATAACCCCCCTGTGGGGTTGCCCCCAGCCCCTGGAAAGGGTCGGGGCTGGGGGCATGGGTTGATTCTGACAGGAGATCACCCAACCGAAGCCTATGTCTGGGCATCGGCTTGTGCAAGACGTGATTTGATTGACCTTGTGCTTGGGCCAGGCACCGGCTCGTCCTTCAGAAGGAGCCGGTATCCGGCCACACGCTGCCCGTTGACGGTCTTCCATGAGCCCCAGTAGGCCACGGCTCGCCCTCGGTCGTTAGAAGCATCCTGAAGCCTTCTGGAGGCCTCCTTCGATGGGCTGCACACAACAAAGATTGGTGCCCAGGTCGAGTGGTGCAGGCCGACAACTGATATTGGATGGCTGAGGTACAGCTCGACGCTTGAAACAAGCGATTGTGTAAATGGACACCTGGTCCAGTGAGTAATGTGATAAGACACGTAATGCCTCGAATGGAACCGCCGTATATTCTTCACCCAGACTTAGAGACCATGGACGAAAGCATGGTCTTGTTTCCGGGTCAGCGAGTGAAATGGAAAGACTGCTGGGCGGTCGTCATTGACGAGTCCTGCCCCGAGTGTGGTCACGTCGGGGCCCCCCATCCTCCGTTTATTCGGATGATGGAGGGCGATGACGCTGACAGGCGGCTGTGCCTGTGCTGCGGATGGATTGATCAGCCGAACTGATCGGCCTATGCCGGAGGAAGGTTGCTGATGAGGGCCCATGCTATGAGTGCAGCTACGCCAAGCAGCGTCAGTAGAGACCCTACTGCAAGATAGGCGTCCTCTCGGTCACCTCTTGGGTCGTAGATGAGTTCGGAGAGCGTGACCCAGGTAGCAATGACTGCGGATGCAGTTGCGATGAAGATGTTCATTAGTCAATCCGCTTTGGCATGAGGACAATGGTTCCACGCAGGTCCCGTTCCGGCTCCTCGTGCTCTTCTATGGTCAAGCCGAACGTCCAGGTCAGGACCACAGGCTCATGTGGGGCTCCGTGGGACCACTTGACAAGGGTGTTCGAGGCTCGGCGCTGCTTGAATCCAAACCCTACTTCCTTGTGGACTGTTCTTTTGGTGGTCCAGTCGATCACTTCGTAAGCCTCTTTCAGAAACAAAGGATCGAACCCGACGATCTTGGCTGGCGTCCGGTTTCCAAATGGCACCACATGGTCGGTGGAGGGGAAGAAGTTCTGCCCGTCCAACGTCTCCATGTTTTGGAGGCCCTGATCGACGTTGGCGATGCCAACACAAAGTTTCAGGATGTCGGACGCCTTGATAGCGAACCGCTCGCCAGCGCGTGCGCCAAAGCTGTTTGGAAACTGAAGTCGTGTCATTCGGTATCCATCGCTGCTCTCAAGCCTGAGCCGGTCGTCAGTGATGGCGTGGACCCCGATTTGATTCAAGCTGGGTCGGGTTGGGTCTTTGCTCATGGTGATGGCCAAGGCCTTGGCCAGCTTGTACGGAATGAACATGGGTTCTCCTGTCAGTGATGGGTGAAGGGTTGGGGGTTGGTGACCATCGTGCTGGTCACCTCTGGACGCCCCCAGTCGCCGAGCCCGCTGCGTCGTAACCATGCCCCATTCCATTGCTCCCGACGCGGCGGGACTTAGGACAAGCAACGGGGGACACGAGATGTTCTCTACTCCGAGGAGTAGCCGTCGAACCATGGTCCAGACCTCTCGGTCCGCTCACGGCTCTCCGGTGCAGTGCAGGTCCTGGAGCTTGTCTCCGGGTCGGAGTAATGCTCCTGTGCCTGTTCCAAGGTCAGTCCGGCCTTTACGACCTCGTTTTGGCGCTGAGCTTGGAACATCCTGATGATCTTGTATGTGTTCATGCCGCTTACTCGTTGTGCTGTGGCTGGCTGATGATGCGATTGATGCACCCGGTGATTCCCAGGAGCATCCCCTGGTAAATCAAAAGGCTTTCGCGCTGCGTGTCGTTCATGTGTTGCTGCTCTTTGGTCTGGATGTAGGACAGGTAGTCCCGGATGGACTCAAGCAGCTCCTGACGGCCAATCTGGTCGGGCATCTCAGTTGTACTCCTCGGTGCTGAACACTGCATACAGGGCGAGAGCAAGCTCAGTGCGGTCCTCATCGGTGATGTCGTTCTCCAGGTACGCCTCCATCCAGTCGAGAGCCTTCTGGTCCTTGTGTCTGCTGCTCTCGTAGAAGAGGCTGTCAGCCCAGGCGTAGAACTCCCGGACACCAAAGACAAAGCCTTCTGGAGAGTCGAGGTCAAGGTAGATGTCCTCGGTGGACGACTTCTTCCACTGTCGGTCCTCGCCAAAGACAAACCACCTGATGTATCCGTCAAACGGCCAGCCGCGAACCGCTGGCTTCATGTCGATGGCTGTTCCAGGGCCGAGGTATTCGTGCCTGACCGGCGTTCCGGGCGGAAGCTGGATCTGACGAGGAATAATCTCACTCCAGTGGGCGGTCGTGATGTTCAGTGCAGTAGTGGTCATGGTGTGTCCTGGTTGGTGGTGTGGGTGGATTCAGCGGGCGCGGCGGGCGCCCAAGGCGTCCTCGGAGAGGGCGTCGTGCTCCGATTGAGCAGCGTCCTGCTGGTCAAGGAAGGCCTCCATGGCCTGGTAGGGCAGTTCGGCCAACTCGGCCCCAGTGAGGGGGTGCGGGCTCCAGGCCAGTTCAGCCTCGCCGACCATGCCGGGCTCCCAGGTTGTCTCCTCGGGGCCCGACAGATCGGGCGGACTGTAGTCAACGCTGACCTCGAACTCGAACTCAGTACGGTAGATGGTGACGGTGAGGTTCGTCAGTGCAGCAGTGGTCATGGTGTGTCCTTGGTCATGAAGTAAAACGGGCTTGAGCTGGAGAACTGGTATCCGTAGACCCTCTTGCGGTCGGATGGACGCCTGATCTTGATGCGGCTGAAGACCGCAGGCTTGTTCAGCTTCTGTCGCACATAGCAGTGTCGGTGAAAGAAGTCCGACACGTTCTTCTCGGTCAACTGACCATGACTACGAGCCGCGATGTCTTGGGCTGACAAGTAGCATCCCTTGGCCTGCTGAAGAACTGCCGCAATAGCGTTGCGGGTCCGAGTTGATTGGATGCCCTTCCACGGAGACCGCTCAGCAACAGCCAGACGGGCGAGCGTCGTCGTTGAGGGAGGAGGAGCAGTCGGCGCCCGGATGGACGGCGTTGGCGAGAGCTTGCCGATGACCTGCGTCAAGGTCTTCAGCTCATCCTGGTGTTCTTGAATCGTGGCGCTCAGCCGAACCAGCTCATCGTCAAGCCACTTCTTACGAGAGACGGCGTGCTGGATCAGGGTTGTGGTGTCCATGGGGTCTGACATGTTGTCCTCGTGTTTGGGTTTCCGGGCCGGCATTGGCAAGCCTGGAGGGTTGTTTTTGAATCAGCGCTGTCGCCAACGCATCTCGCTAAGGGTCCCAAGAAGAGCGTCGGACAGCTCGGGGTAGCCGCGACTCTCTGCGATATCGACGGCCTCTTCCAGGTAGCCCTGAGGGCTCGGGTGCAGCCAGAGCTTGGTGAGGATCTCCAACTCGGCCTTTTCACCAAGGTTGTCGATGGCTTCATGAATGTGATTTGTCCAGGAACTCATGCCTGACTCCGAAGGTTGCTGTTGATGAAGAGGTCTGACGGAGTGAACCGCTGACCGTTGACTGAGACGGTGTCGAATGACCTCCAGTCCAGCTTGACTGTCTGGAACCTGGAGGTGGGAAGGTCCTTTTCAATCCACCTGCGGACGAGAGTGACGTCCTTAGACCGACGGATCTTCTTGTCGGCAGTGGAGTGCTCGTTCACGAACACGTTGTTGAACAGCCCACGGATGTAGACCGGAGCGGTGAGGTCGACTACGTCGTCGTCACGCTTGATGTACAGGCCGGGAGCAAGCTCGCGGAAAGGGCTGGGCCTTGTGCTGACACCAGCCAGAACACTGTCGACCGACTTGTTGACCTTGGCCAGCGCAAGCTCGGCGATACGCTGAGCCTCACGCGGGTCTTCCAAGCGAGTGGTGGTCGGGCAGCCCAGGGCCACGCTCAAAGCACTGACGCTCTTGAGCTGCGCTGCACTGCGCTCGTTGGCTCGCAGCCAGCTGATGCCGACGTTCAGCCAGATGTCCTCGTTGTGGCCACTCTGCGCAGAGTTGTAGCCACGGACAACGACGATGCCGCCGCGTGGGTTGGAAATGAAAGCGTTGATGAGGTCGTTGCGGGTCATGGTCTCTCCTGTCAAAGTCAAAGTACACGCCTGACACCTTTCCGTCAAGGCCTTTGTAGACGTTTCTTGATGGTTACGGAATACCGGCCGTCTGGCCGACGGACAATCCAGACATCGAGGTCAAGGTCACGAGACTCCCAGTGAGACTGAAGGTTCCGAGTCCAGGTCTCGATGCTGCCGTAGGGCATCCTGTTGGCAGCGTAGTTGCCACGGAGGACCCGTGCCGCACGCCTGACGCTTGTTCCGACAGCGCTGGCGAACTGGTCCAAGCCCGGCGGTTCCCCGTCTGCTGACAGCCCGGACTCCACTTGTCTCCAGCCAGCCCAAAGTTGAAGCATGAGATGCTGAACCGGGTGCGTGGCCGGCAGTTCACCTTTCAGGATACGGTGTCTATTAGAGTCGGAGCGTGGCATGGATGACGTACTCTCTTTGGTGTTGAGTGGACGGTATGTCCGCCCAGACCTGCCTTTAGAGCAGGCCACCCCCTTTGTTCATGATGCCGGCCTTACGTTGTGCAGGCAGTCAAGGCTGCTGCTGAGCGAGGTGCAGGGCAAGCCGTCAGACTTAGAGGTTCTGGGCGATACGGCTATGCGCCACCTTCTTTCCAAGTCAGGCAGCTTCTGGTCCGCATTGTCTTTGGATGCGTCGGTTGAGAAGGATGCTGTCTCTCAGCACCAGGAGATGGCCGACAGGGAGCGGGTCAGGTCTCGCATGTCGGTCTCTCCGACTGATGCAGGCAGGGACCTTGAGGTCTATGCCTCACTGCGCCGCAGGGTCAAGTGGTAGAGCGGGGGGCGTCCGCATCTGACAGCGCGGCGGGCGGCAGTGGAAAGTCCGCGCCGCACTGGCAGTGCAGCCGCATCGGAGCAATGTCTTTCGGTCTACCTTTGAGGTAGTGGGTAGGGTTCTGGGTCGGCGTCAGGCCAAGCTGTTGGATGACGACCCTTGTGACCCGCAGCTTTCGAGTGTCACCGGTTCCGCATTCTGGGCAAGTGATCAAGTCGTTCACGACGTCACCTCCACCTGCTCCATCACCCGATACTGAGCCCCGGCGGGGCGGCCCATCCAAGCAGTCTCGGGCCTGAAGATGATGACGGCAGACGGAGCACCAGCGGTCGTTGCGGTGCCGGTGTAGTCCGGGGGCGGCTCGAACTTCAGGCGGCCGGCAATCAGCCGCACTTCGTCGGCGTAGGGATGGACGATCTCCGTCCAAGCCTTGGTGTCCGTGCGGGCATAGATGAGCATGACGCAGACAGCTCCATCTCGGGCGGTCTGAAGTCCCTTCTCCAGCCAGGGGTAGATGCCTCCGCCGCTCTTTCGGTATGGAGGGTTGCACCAAACAGCATATCGCTGCCCGATCGGCCCATACCAAGGAGACACAAGGGCAAGGGCGTCTTCGTCTTGACCGATCCACCGCTTGCACTTGTGGTTCGTTGAGTCTGCGGCAGCGTCGAGGTCGAAGCGGAACTCGGCGTCGAGCCTGTCAAAGAGCCACTGCGGGGTGGCCCAGCGCTCGGAGACTGAGGTGTTGGGAAAGCTCATGACGTCACCTCCGCGTGGGTGTCCAGGTGGTCCATCAAGTCGGCGGCGGCACTGACATGGGCCAGCAAGGTCTTCTCGTAGAAGAGCCCTGAGTCCGGGTCATGCGTGGCGATGACTACAGCGACCTCCCTGGTCCCCTGCTCAAGTTCCTGACGGGCCAAGTCGAATGCCCCCGACAGCGACTCGGTTCCGTCCTCGCACAGGCGTGGGTAGAGCCGGTAGAGGGAGTCTTCGTTGACGATGCCGTAGTAGGTGGTGGTGTTGGTCATGGTCTTCTCCTTGTGGAGGGGCGGTCAGTGCCGCCCCTCCGTCGCCGCAGTTGCAGCTCTCTGTGCTTCATCCCGGACTCCCAGGTCGCGGGGTCGTGGTGCTCGTGGGCGGGTCCGCGAGCCACCAGCATCTTCAGGGCCTCGTAGCCGGTCCGCCGGCCGCCCTCGATGTACGTGAACCGCGTCGTGCGTCGGTACAGGTCGCCCTTCTTGATGGAGACGCCGTCCTTGCTCGCGATGCGGTAGCTGCACGTCCAACTGGACGTCTGCTCGCCCTCGCCATCCTCCTCTGCCCAGGGCGGTGCCCCGTTCCGGCACGAGCCGCAGTCCGAGGCTCCGCACGGACCGTTGTAGTTGGCGCGGCCTCCGCAGTTGTACCTGTACGTCGTCCGGCCCCGTTCTGCGGCCGCATCCAGCCGCGCCTCGTAGGCCCTGTCGTCCTCGTAGTCGTAGTCGTAGTCCCTGAGCATCCTGTTCTCCTTGTGGAGGGGCGGTCAGTGCCGCCCCTCGGGGGTTGTGGTGTTCTGCCAGGTGATGCTCATGGTTCAGGACTCCTGCGGGAGGTGGTAGACGCCTCGGGTCACGGCAAGGTCGCCAGACTCGACAAGGGCTTCGTAGGTTCGGGTTGAGAGACCGGGGATCGAGCCGCCGGGAACGTAGGTCCCAGACGGGTAGACGCCTTCGCGTTCCAGACGCTCGAAGTCGGAGAGACCGCCGATAGCGGCGGCGTCCGCGTCGGCTTCGGTCTCACGCGCGGCGGCGGCGTGCTTCGCAATGGCGGCGAGGAGGGCGGTTTGGGTCTTGCTGCGGTTCATGGTGTTCTCCTTGTGGTGAGAGGCGACCAGCGCCGCCCCTCGGGTGTGTGGCGCTCCTGCGCTGTCAGTAGACGTAGAGTGTCCGGTTGCGGGCGTCATAGGACCAGATGGCGGTGTCATAGATCGGTCCCTCCTCGATCGCGAAGTACTCCTCTGAGTCATCCTCGCGGGTGGCGAACCGCCATTCCTCCGTGACCTCCTGCCACCAGGAAGTTCGCTTGAGCGCCGCGCGGCTAATCGGCATCCGATGCCCGCCGAGCCGGATGGTGATGATCACGATCTGGCGTGCGATCGTGGCCGCGTGCTTGATCGTGATGGTGTCTGCCTTGGTCTCGCCGGTCATGTTGTTCTCCTTGTGGGTTGGGTTGGGTTGAGGGTCAGCGGAGGGCAGCCACGATGGCCGCCTGCTCCGTCGTGGTCAGCTTGCCCCACCAGTGGGGAGCCTTGTCGTCGTTGGCCGAGCTGAACCTGCCGCAAGGTGTTTCCACGGTTCCGTTGGTCCCGTCGCCACCGAGCGGGGTTGGGTTCTTGGCGCCCTCCTGGAAGGAGTCGAGCTTCCAGTCCAGCTGCTGCCAGTCCCCGTACTCCTCCGGCAAGTGCTCCTGGTACTCCACGCACTCGGCCACCTCGTCGGCGGTCCAGAACTCCAGTCCTGCGGGCATCTTCATGGTCTTTTCCTTGTGTTGAGAGAGGCGGGATTAGCTCAGGGCTTCGCGTGCCTTGACGGCGCGGCAGAGGGCCATGGTGACCGCTCCGTTGCGGGTCTTGTCGGTCACCTCGCCGTCGGCCAGCGTGCCGCCTCCGGTGCAGTGCCCGTCGATCTCGGCGTCCCAGAAGGTCCGGCTGGCTGAGCCCGACTTGGTCACCTCGCCCGTGAACACACGGGGGTCCACGCGGCGGTAGATGGTCACGGCGTAGCCACCACCTCCACGCGGGGTGTAGATGGCTTCTGCGTTGCATTGCGCGGCTTCGTCCCAAATCGTGATGCGCTTCATGGTTCTCTCCTTGTTGGTTGGGTTGGGTTGGGTTGGGTTGAGGGTCAGTTCACCCAGTAGGTCAGCCCACCGAACTTGAGCAGTCCCCGCTCGCCGCCGTCGTCGCTCGCGTCCGACTCGGCACAGGTGGCCGGACGAAGGAGAGTTCCGGTTTGGTAGTCAATCAGCCAGCCATAGATAGAGCGGCTCAGGTCGACGATCGCGTCGTCGTAGGCAATGTCCTCGTCGGTGACCTCGTCGGCGTCGTACTCCGTTGGCATCTGGAGCCAGTGGGTGTCGGTCTCGACAACGACGGTAGAGGGATCGAGGGTGAGGTGGGTCTTGGTGGGCATGGGTTCTCCTTGTGTGAGGGGCGGGATTAGCTCAGGGCTTCGCGTGCCTTGACGACAAAGCTCCGCAGAGCGCTTTCGTCGTTTGAAATGTGCTGGAGGAAGATCTCAGTAGTCTCGCCGGTGGCTGCACCGTCGCCCGTTTGCAGGGCCGCAAACTCGACTAGGGTGCGGAGGATATTGATTTCGTGGCTGGTCAGCTTGAGCGGGGCGGCGGTCTTCTTGCGGGTCGGCATGGGGTTCTCCTTGTGGAGGGGCGGCTGGACCGCCCCTCGGGGGTTGGGTGGTTGACTGGGTCTACTTTGCAGCAGCGGCAGGGGTCAGGGTGGCGCGGGTGACCGAGGTCTCGGCGACCCCCTTGTAGTCGCCGTGCGACTTGATGGACCCGGTCAGGATGTAGTCCTCGCCCTCGGTCAGGGACTCGCCCTGGCTGTCGGTGTTGCGGGACGAGAACCACTTGAGGACGGAGCCATCGGTGGTCACCAGCTGGAGGATCCAGGTGTACCCGTAGTGTCCTTCGAACCCACCAATCCTGGTCAGTGTGACCGGGATGGGGGCCAGCAGGTTGGCACCCTTGCGCTTGTCGGTAGCCGTCAGCTTCGTCCCGATCTTGTCGCCCTTGGCACCGATGTGCCGAGAGGTCTCGGCCAGGGACTGCTGGCGCTCACGCTGGCGGAGCTTGCCCAGGTGGCGCTGGTACGCCGCGACAGCGGACGCCACGATGCCGGCCTCCTTGGGCTGCACAGTACCCAGCGAGCAGGTGGCGTACAGGTTCCAGAGGTAGTCGCTGTCACCGATGTCGGTGTCCACGTCCAGGCCTCGGACCCACTCCAGGGTGGCCTCGGCCTCGGCGGTGTCGCGCTCCTCGACGGGGCACTCGGCTGCCAGGGTGGCGGCCTCCTGCTCCTGCTCGGCCCCGACGGGGTGAAGCCGCAGCAGCACCTCGTCGGCAGTCGCCTGCCCACCGTCAATCCGAGCGGCCCCACGGCTGACCCAGCCGCTGTTGCGGACGTGGGTTGCGACCGTCGACAGGAACGCCAGGATGCTGGTGGACATGGAGACCGAGGCGTAGCCGCCGCCACCCTCGCCGTCGGCCAGGGCTACGGCAAGGTCCCGCTCGTAGCTGGCGAGCCGGGCAGCGTCGGCGCTGTCCTTGCCACCGATGAAGTCGGCGAGGCAGTTCCGTCCGACCTGAAGGAAGGACCCGTCCTCGGCCTTGCGGACCAGGAAGGTCTGGTTGCGCCGACGCTCGGTGCCGCAGTGGTCACAGACCGGCCCACGCTCACGGTACTCGTGAGGAATCAGCGAGTCCTCGATGGACGGGTTGATCCGCAACACGTTGCGGTACTCGCCGTCCTCACCCTTGAAGCCTTCGAGGGTGGCGACGAACTGGTATCCGGCGACAGCCACGGTGGTGGAGCTGACGGCCAGGGCGGTGAGGCGCTGGGTCCAGAACCGCTTGACGCCCAGGCCATCGCGCTCCTGGCGTTCGCGCTCGACAATACCGACCTCGGTCCAGGTCGGAGGCTCGATGCCGAGCTTGGCGGCCTTGGTGGCCAGTCGCTTCAGCTTGGTGGACAGGGGCTTGAGCTTCTCGGAAGCGATGGCGTAGACCTGTCCGAGCTGGACCCCGTCACGGCTGGACGTAGCACGGCTGCTGGAGGTGTACTGGACGAGCGGCCACTGCTCGCCCCGGTGCTCCTCCAGGTTGTCGGGGCTGTAGGTCAGGCGGTGGGCCTCGGTCCGGGCAGCCTCCGCACTGTCGTGCAGGGACACGGGCTTGGTTGAGCCGTATTCGTAGACCCCGTGGGTCCACTGAATCTGAGCGTTGCGAGACGGAACGATGGTGTCGGTGGTCTTGAGCATGGTAGGTCCTGTTGGTGTCAAGTTGTGAGTATCCACCACTTGGCCTTGTGTCAAGTGGTGCGTGAACGGTAGGCAGGTCCCGGCGCTTTACAGCCGGACCTTGCCTCGGCACTTGCGCTTGCTGGACTGCTTGCGCTTGTCGGGGTGGTGTCCAGACCCACCGCGCAGGTGGGCGTGAACGGCGATCCAGTTGCGGGGCTTGCCCGGCTTCTTGGACTTCTTGGACATGGGGTCTCTCCTTGTGGGGAAGTGAGCTGCAAGAACTTGGACCAGTCTCGGTCGGAGACTCGGGCCTCCTCTCGGAGGACCTCGACCTCGTCCCTCAGGCGTTCGTTCTCCCGGAAGCGGATGCTCCGCAGTCGGTGGGCCTCGGTCCCAAG